CGGCCATTCAGACGCCGGACGTCTGGGTCCGTCCGCAGCACGGCAACAACAACACGGCAGATGGCACCTACGCCAAGCCCTACGCGACGATGGCCGGGCTGGCGAACGTGCTCCGGCCTGGGCTGATTATCGGGCTTGAAGGCGTGCTGTTCGAGGAATACGTCTTTCCGCTCGGCGTGAATGATCTGACCGTGCTCGGGATGGCCACGCAGCCGCGGCAGCCCACAACCAGCGGCGTGCCGAACGGTGGTGGGGCCTGTTGGATGACGCCCGCGGCCGGCGCGACGACGACCAGCACGCCGCTCGTCACGGTGCGCGGCCAAGGCACGCGGTTCGAGAACATCTACTTCAACAGCAGCGCGACGGCGGCGCCGTGCGTGCAGCTCTTGATGAACGGCAGCGGTGATCCGCCTGTGGATGCCTCAGCGGAACATGCCAGCTTCTACAACTGCTTCTTCACAGGCGCGGCGACAGGTATCACGTCGAGCGGCGGGCCGAACTTCGCCACGATCGATACCTGCCGGTTCTTCGGCTTTAGCGGCACGGGCGATACGGCGATTTCGACCGTCACTGGAGCCGGCCTCCACACGAATTACGGCTGGGTGATCAAGAACTGCGAGTTCTGGGGCAACGACATCCACATCAAGGGCGCGCTGAGCGGGGCATCGGTCCACGACAACCATTTCAGCTACATCAACAACACGATCACGACCTCGGTCTTCTACGATGGGACCGGCGGCAAAGACAATGCGTTCTGGCGCAACGCCTTCGACGTGAACAGCGGCAACGGCGGGATCGCGAACATGTTTGTGCTCGGGACCAACGACCGGTTCTCCGGCAATTCGCTCTCGACGGCCGTGACCACGACGCAGTTCTCGTGGGGCGATCCCGCGTAGGATTGGATGACCACTGCCCAGGACTTGATCACCCACGCGTTCGATGTCGCGAACATCTACGCGCCGGGGCAATCGATTCAACCGGCGGACCTCGACGGGGGCTTCCGTCGGTTGAATTTGATGATGGGCGCGCTCGCGCTCCAGCCGTTGACCAAGCCGGTCAACATGCGGGAAGTGTTCGCGCTCACCTCCGGCCTCGGGGTCTACACGATCGGGCCGGGCGGCGACTTCGATACCGTCCGGCCGATCGCGTTGACCGGAGTGGCGATTCTCCTCAACAGCGCGGGCACGCCCGTCTCGGTCACGTCGATTACGCGCAGCGGGAGTGTCGCCACGGTCACGACGACGGGCCCGCACGGTGCGACGACGGGCCAGAACGTGACGATTGCGGGCGCGACGCAGCCGGCCTACAACGGCACGGACGACCTCACCGTCACGGGTGCCTCTACCTTCACGTATCTCGTGAACGGTGAGCCCGCGTCTCCCGCGACGGGCGCCATCACGGCGTCGTTCGAGTCAAACGACGCCTCCGTCGTGGAAGTGCCGCGCGCCATGTTCACCGATGATGCGTGGCAACAGGTGCGGATCAAGGCGCTCCAGTCGGCGCAGTTTATCGGCGTCTACTACAATCCGACGTTCACGGCCGGACTTGGCACGATCAATCTCTGGCCGATCCCGAACGTGTCAACGAATGCGCTTGTGCTCTACCAGCTCGCGCCGCTCTCGACGTTTGCCACGTTGACGGCCGAATACGAACTGCCGCCTGGCTGTGAGGAAGCGCTCGAATACAATCTTGCGCGGCGATTACTCACGCCCTACGGCATCACGGACCAGGGCGTCGTCTCGGACGTGCTGGATCTGGCGAAGTCCTCGCTCGCAACGTTCAAACGCGGGAATCTCAAACTCTCGGATCTAGCAACGGATCCGGCGTTGACGCGCAATCCGCGCGGCACCTACAACATTCTCACCGGCTCAGGGACGGGCGGAGGGTAGCGTGAACAAGCGACAAACGCGCGTCGTCCTGCTGACGCAGAAGATTGACGACGAAACCACGAGCGCACCGATCGACGTACAAGGTCTGATGGGCTTGACGTTCTATCTGATCGGGCACGGCACGACGTCCGGCGGCACCATCACCTACGAAGAATCGACCGACGACCCGACGCTCTCGGACGCGATTTACGGCGGGGTGTGGAGCATCATCGGGAGCGCGAACAATGCCTCGGATGTCTCGACCGGCAAACAAAAAGCGACGCATCTGACCGTTGGGGCGTATCACCGGATACGCGCACGCATCAGCGACGCGATTACCGGCGGCGGATCCATCAGCGTCGTGCTCGTCGCCACGGAGTAAACCTGTGGCTGATAGCGTCTTCCCCTACGGCGTGCCTCCCGGCGGCACGACGGGCCAAGCCCTCACGAAGGTGTCGAATGCAAGTGGGGATTGCGCATGGGCGACGGGCGGCGGACCCGGGGCGGAAGCCTTTCCGGTCGGGGCGGTCTTTCTCAGCTTGGTCTCAACCAATCCCGCGACACTACTCGGCTACGGCACCTGGAACGCCATCGGTGCTGGGCGCGTGTTGGTCGGACTGGATGCCGGGGATCCCGACTTTGATACGGACGGGGAAACGGGCGGGGCCAAAACCATCGCCAGTGCAGCCAGTGCCAGCGCCCCGACGTTCACAGGGTCTGCGCTCGGCACACACAGCCACGGCACGGGGACGATCGCGACAAGCGCGCACGCGGGCAGCGCCGTAGCCGATCACGCCAGTCATACACACGGCGTCACGTCGAATGTGGCGGTCGCGGATCACGCGAGCCACACGCACACGTATACGGACGTGCCCAATCACACGCATCCGCACAATCTCCAAGGCGGCACGACCGGCGCCACGACCGGCACGAACGTCATGGCGTCGACGGCGACGGGCGGGAGCGCGCGTGCGATGGCGATTGCGACCAGTAATCCGACCGGCGGAGTCTCCACGGGCACGACCGCGGGGCCGAATGCGACATTAACGCACAGCGTCACGAACAATGCCGTGACCTCGGCCGGACCCAGTGCGACACTCACGCATAGCGTGACGCAACCGAGCGCGCACACGCTGAGCGGATCCACGGAAGCCGTCAGCGCGGGCACACCCTCCGGCACGGTGTCCGCGCCGACGATTACCGGGAGTCCCACGAGCGTCGTGCAGCCCTATCTCGTCGTGCGGATGTGGGAACGTGTCGCGTGAAGTATCCCGGCTTCGTCGGCCCGAGTTACACGAGTCAATCGAAGATTGCGGCGGATGATCGCTGCGTCAACTGGTTCCCGGAGAAAATCGAGTCCGGCACTGGGCAGACGCCATACGCGCTCTATCCCACGCCTGGCTACGCACACGTCTCGACGCTCGGCGATGCGCCGGGCCGGGGTCTGTTCTCCGTCAACGCCTTCGGCACGACGGGCATCTTCGCGGCCGTCAGCGGCCAGACGCTCTACATCTTCGGCGGCTTCTACGGCAATCCAGTCGGCACCATCGCGGACGACGCGGCGCATAGCCGGGTCAGCATGGTCACGAACGGCGACGCCGGCAGCAACCAACTCCTCATCAGCAGCGGCCTCGGCACGCACACGCTCTACGCTTACAGCGGAGCATCACTCACGACGTTGACGCCGCAGGGCTCCGTCGTCGGGTTCCTGAACGGCTACGGCCTCGCGCTGGACACGTCGAGTTCGACGCTGCAATGGTCCGCGCTCGAAAACTTCACGTCGTGGGATCCCACTGATGTGGCGCAACGCAACGACGCGCCCGATAAGTGGGTCACAATGCTGGTGCATCACAAGGAAGTGTGGCTGTTCGGGTCCGAGACGACTTCCGTGTATTACACGCCAGACGATCCCGATCCCAATGCGCCGGCCCTGCAACCGATTGTCTCCGTGTTCATTCAGTGCGGCATCATGGCGTCGGAAAGTGCCAAAGTCGCGGACGGTTCGCCGATCTGGCTCGGCAAAACCTACAACGGCGGGGCCTCGGTGTTCCGTGCGAACGGCTACACGCCGGAGCGCATCTCGACGTTCGCCGTCGAATACTTCCTCTCGCAACTCGGCAACCACGAACTCTCCAGCGCCTACGCGGACGTGTTCCAGCTCGGCGGGCACACGTTCTACAAGTTGTCGTTTCCAGGGCCGAATACCGTGCCGAACACGACGTGGGTCTACGACGTGACGACGGGCTTCTGGTTCGAGGAAGGGGAATGGGACGGGCAGCGGTATGTCGGACTCTCGACGTGGTGTCAGTCCTACATCACACC